GAAGTCTCTTTTCTCAACTGTAATATTATCGATTGGTCCGTGGCGTGAGATGTTCTGTCCAAAGTCAAGGATTAAACAATTCTCTTTCCCCTCTGCTATCCGAAGCCCCCTGCCACACATTTGCGAATACAAACCAGGGGACTTGGTAGGACGGAGCAAAGCAATCAGATCAATATGCGGAGCATCGAAACCTTCCGTCAGGACAGATACATTCACGATACATTTAATTTTCTTTTCGCTGAATTCATTTAAAATTTTAGCTCGACTCTCTTTTGTAATCTTTGAATGCACCAGACCTACGCTGACTCCCAAGTCTTCGAGGGCTTCCGATATTTTTTCAGCATGATTAATTCCAGAGCAGAATACCAGCCAACCCTTCCGTCCTTCGCCAGCTTCTATGATTTCCTGTGCATGATGATCCACTAGCTCATCTGTCGCATAGAGTAAGTCAAGATCACTGCCGACAAAATCTCCAGCCTGTGTCCTCACGTTATTAAGCTTGACTCTATGTGTGGTTTTTTCGCTGGTGGGCTTACTCAGATATCCATCTGCAATCAAGCTCTGGATATTTGCCTCATAGACTATCTCGTTGAGGATTTCTTTTTTACCACAGAGCAGCCCTGACTTCATTCGGAATGGTGTTGCAGTCAAGCCAATTATTCTCGGCTGTCGTTTCTTGGAAGTCTGGAGTCTCCATTGTTCAGTCAGGAAGTGGCGGTACATACCTTCTCCATCAGCAGGGATTCGGTGTGCTTCATCTATGATTATTAAATCCTTACCACCTATATCTGTATACGTTTTATTATACACACTCTGGATACCAGCAAACAAAATGTCAGGCTCAGTGTCCCTTGACTTCAGGCCAGCAGAGTAGACTCCGACATCAGCATTCGGAAGTACCATCAGCATCTTATCCTTATTTTGCTGAACCAGTTCCTGAACATGGGCTAACACAATAACTCGGATACCTTCCCACTTTTCCTGACAGACTCGGATGAATTCGGCTAGGATGATTGACTTACCTCCTCCAGTGGGGATACTTACGCATGGGTTTCCGTGGGAATACTGGATGTGAGTGAGCAAGGCATTCACCGCTTCATCCTGATAAGGTCTTAGGTACACAGTTCTACCTCCCTGCAAAGTTCGATTGGGATATCGTAGAAGTTCTCTCCCCCAGGATTTCTAGTATTCGGTATATTTTCAATGTATGCATCTTTCATACATTTGCCGTCAATCATCATTCCCTTAGTACAATCCTTATTCAGGACCCAAAATATAATCCTATGCCCTGCTGTGGTGTAACAGTTCTTTAATAATTTTTTCTTCCTTGCTGGGATGTGTACTGTGTCCCATTTAAACTTATCGATATAGGTTGACTTAATTTCTACTTCATGCAGTACCTCGACATATTTACCACCAACCATTTCCAAGGACTTAATATCGGCACTGTAGTCTTCAAATATGAGCGTATAAATTCCCATCCTATCTAAAAATTTACGCAGGGCAGACTTAGCTTTATCATCACAAGCTAAGTAGGCTTTATGATTAAATTGCGATGGCATTTTTTTTCAGTTCTTTAAAGGTGGAATAAGACGTTCCAGCTTTTTGCCGATTACAAGATGTACAGCAAACGACAAGGTTGGATTCATCTTGATAGATTTCTTTCCATTTTTCTTTTGAAGTTAATTTTTCTACAGGAAGAGGCTTCATGTGATCTAGCTGAAAATTGTCTGGATAAATTCTAGCCTGACAATAATGACAAGGGCAGCTGATATCTTCATTCCTAGCTTTCATGTAGAGCCGGATCGACATTGCTCTTGGGTAGCCGGACTTGAAGGCTTTTATATGACCAGCATCTTTAGCTTTATAGTAAGCCGTCTTATCCTTGCAACTGGTTGAACAGTATTTTGACTGACCCCCATTATGATAGGGATGAGGATCGTATTCTTTTTTACAGTACTCGCAGATTCTTGACATGGTGCATTTAGACATAAGATTTACACGCATCCAGACATACTCAGATTATGTCCGAATGCGTGTGTTAGGGTTTATTTTTTATGTTGTAAGTGATTCAAGACCATCTTGAATAAGGCTTTCAAGTACTCCACCTCTTACTCTTACACACCCTCCAAATTTATTGACTGGAAGCAGACCTTGGTAAATCCATGATCTGATAGTGGGTGCCTTTACGTTCAATATTTCACTCACTTCTTTACAATTATAAAATTTTTCACTATTTATCATTGTGAAGCCCCCTCGTTCCAAGGGGCAGTATCATCAGCATCTTTCGATGCCTTAATGAATGGAGTCGAACTTACTTTTGGCAGGAGAGTTTCATCGAACTTTTTGAAACTCTTGATATCGTTGGTTGCATCATAGCCGTTCTTAGCTGGAACGAAACCAACCTTGGCAATGACAGGGATGTTACATAGTTCGTCCGTGGACTTTGGGACAAGCTTCCCCGTTGCATAACACAGGTCAGTAAGCTGTTGCCTACCTATCTGCGTTGCAATTTCATTAGCATTAGAATAAGTCATATTATGGAATACGACTCGACCTTTGTGTTCACCATGTGTAATATCCACACGCAGTTTTATATACTCACCATCACCAGCCTTGGTTGGTGTGAGTACGGCCTCTTTTATAACTGCTCCATAAAACCCTTTTTCAATTGGCTCAAAGTCTCCTTTAAGATCAGTTGAGGGAGCGAGTTTTGTTGCATCAAATTTAAACATTACTCTCCTTTTTCGGATTAGTATTTGACTGAGTTGCCCCAGCCGATTTAACTGCATCCTCGAATGCCGACCACTCAAGGGGCAGAACGTCTGGTATCCCTGCAATACGAGTCTTGCTTTCGTAGGCAGGGTTCGGGGCGAAACAAATCTTCCGCTCACCAGTTCCCGATGCCGTGTATTCCACCTTCCCGAAGGAATCGGATTTACGGCTGGTAATAACCTCATTTCCTATAACGTACCCAATCATATCAACGTATTCAGTCAATAATGCTTTGGCGTGTTTGTTTAGTTTGATTCCGTGAGAGGAATATTCCTCATGCAGGGGATCGTTAATCTTAATTATTTGGGTGTGTGCCGTCATACAGATAGACACTCCTCTGGACTTAATCATATCCAAAGCCTGTAACAGCTTACCCCAGTATTGAACTGCGTAAGAGAACCCCCTTCCGTAGGGAATATCAGAGGCATCCTTGACTCCATTCTCCTTACACACTCTTGCCAGAATAATACGCTCCACCCAATCCAGACTATCCAAAACAATGCGTGGATACTTACCTAGTTTCCCCTCATAGAATTCTCCAAGGGCAGCCATGAGACTGTCAAAATCTTTGCCATAGAGAGTCAGTCTATCCACGTTCTGTCCCAGTGAACCATTTTCCAAATCAAAGATTAATGCAGTCCCTTTCTTTTCAAATGAGTCTGCACAGAAAGTGGTTTTACCAGACCCTGGTTCACCTATCGCAAGCAAGGTAATTGTTGATGTATTTATTCCTGATGATTTCAAATCTTTCATTGTCCTTTTATTTTAAATGTTCTAAAAGTAGAAACCTGTTTAAACTTTTCGTACAGGTTTGGGTGCGAGAGGGCGAGTTGTTTCTGATCAAGGGATGTTCGGCTAGAGTTCGCCCAAGTAACAAGCTTATCCCCCTTATCATCGATGATTGAAGATGAGTCTTTCATTAAACTCATTAGTTCTTTTGAAAGCTCATCATAGTCTCCTTTCAATTCTTTAATTTTTTTCTTGATAGTTGACCCTGAACCTATGAGGTTAGAGATGAATGGGTCTGTAAGCATTTGTTTGGCTTCCTCACCTTGAGGAAACTGGAGCAAACAATCTGCAATGGATCGAGCAGGGGGGGCTACTTTTGTTAAGACATGGTTGTACCAGAAAATTCTAGCTTCAGTTACCATTTCTCTCTGGAATTTTTTATCTGGCTTGACTTCGTATATCTTTAGTTTCTGCCCACCAATAAGGACAGCAACTATAAACTTTTTAAACCCTAAGTGTTTGGTACAATAGAGATAGTGTTGCACTTGATAATAATACGGCAGAGGTATCTGGTCTGTGCCTTCCTCCCCCCACTTGTCTTCCATCCACAATGAAGTTGTTTTAATCTCCACTCCAATGGGTTCACCGACTACCTTACCATCTAAATGAGCTTGAAAAATCGGGTCTTCTTTTGAGCGTATAGTTCGGCTCATCATCCGAATCTTTTTACCAATCACTTTGGAAAGTTCACGAAGGATTACCTCTTCAAGAATCACCCCCCATTTCACTGCTGAAATATGTGATATATCTTTAGAAGGAACAGCCCCTATTTTTTGTTGCCACAATTCAAACGGAGCAGACTTGATTTTATATTGATCACTTCCTCCCACACCTTGGTTCCTTATTTCTGGATTAGCTTCATTTTTCATTCTTCTATTCTCCCCATTTCTTTAGTGTTTAATTTTATATGATTACCTAATACCTTTGCCATATCCTCCCTTCTTTTTATATCCCCCTTTCCTTTTATAATTCTTTTTCTACCAGCTTTGGCATAAGCATGGTGTTCACTTAATAATAACCTATGATGTCCAGTTATTAACATATCCACTTTCATTCTCTAGCCTCCTTATGTAGCCGTGCCAGTATCTTCTGGTGGCCTTCTCTCTGGTCTGCCCAATGTTTCTCCCATTGTTTTTCATCCCACGTTACTTCTGGAGGAGTAGTCTGGCAAGGACAGGTTCCTGTTTTTCCCAGTATCAGTTTATGTTTTTTTAAAATTTTCCGAATATTTTCTTGATCATTCATAAGTTCCTCAATACTAATATTGATTCCTCAGACCAGAACTTCTTGGCAATAATTTCATGGATAGTTTGGTCATCTTTCTTTAAACAATCACCCACACTTTTTATCATATTGTCTAAGTCTGGTTTACTCATATGGCATTCACCTACCATGTCTACCCTTTTCTTTTTACTCCAAGATTTAGGCATTGGTAAATGGAATTCCATGTAGACCTTATCACCTAAAATAAACCTTTCTTTCTCTGCACAGGTTACTAATTCATCTTTAAACTTCCAATACTTAGCTACACATTTTCTAGGAGGAGGCCACTTATCCCTGCGTGTCATACGAGGCTTCGCCATGATATCGAGTTTACAAATCATTTTAGACCTACGAGGTCTGGATTAGTCTCTTCCATGAGGTCGATCTCTACACCGAAGCCTTGTAAGCTTTCAACTGACCAGCCCCCTAACTTTAGGGCTACCCCAACTGAGGGAGTTGCACCTGCAATTTGTGGAGACAACTTAGTCACTTTACCACCAGAGTTTAAAAACTTTTGTATCTCATTACTGTATTTTGATTGAGTAATCGTAGTTACTTCATCCACTAATTCCTGCGTAATAAAATGCTGTTTAATTTTACCTCTTCCAAACTTCCCCCTGCCTTTACCAAGAGTAGTCCCTTCATCGTTTTTTTTTACTCTTTTACTATTGGAAAGAATAATTCCACAATGCTTTGAACAGGCTAGTTGCCTTGAAGTCCGTGGAGGGTACTTCTTTTTACAGACCACACACTCTTTGTCCTTTAAATGGAGTCGGATTAGATCGTATTTCTCTTGCCTACGTTTTTCATCATATGCTCTTGCACAAGGATTCGAGCAGAAACGTGTACGCAATCCAGTAAGAACTCCTCCGCATTCAACACAAGGTTTGCGAGGTTTCTTCATACAGATACTGCCTGAACAAGGTCAGCATTTTCTTTCCCTCTTGCAACTATTATTTCTATTGCATTCTTTCTCACTCTATCAACAAGCTCATCATTCAAGATATTGCAAACGATAGGGATTGAAAGCGAGGATTCAAGAGCAACATCTTTAAGTGTTACCCCGGATTTCTTCATTAATTCACGAACAGTCAAAGACATATGTTCCTCTCTTATTTATTAAAAATATTAACACAATTAATTTCTTCAATATTATATTAAAACAATTTTAGGAAAATAGCAAGGGTAAATATGTATTTTTATTCCCCAGGAATATCAGGGAATTAGAGGTAAAAATGAGGTAGGGGTAAAATTAATTTATCTGCGGTAGGTTGTTTTGAACCAATCTCTAGATACTTTTAGGGTTTTTAATTCAGCCTGAGTCAAACTTTTTAACCATGCTTCTCTGTCTTTCTTTTTCAATCCTCCCATCGGTGCGGTCCTATCGATTGAAGCCTTTAGTCCTTTACTAGCTTTGTCTGGACCGCCAGCCAAATCAACATAATCACGAAGATATCTTTCTGCTGCCTCCATGTCTCCATATCTCAAAGATTGCTTAAAGTAATAAAGAGCATTGCCTTTATCTGTAGGTGTAAACCCTCCAGAACTTACGTCCCCAGCTTTATCATTAAAATCTCTGACTAAACCTCGGACTTTATAGTACGCAGCTTCACCGGGATCACTGGACTGAAGCAATAGTTTGGATAGGTTTTTACCCCAGCCTCGGCTTGGCTTACCTGTCCACCAATCGTAAGGTATGCTTGCAGAGAATACTTTTGCAATGTGTTTCCAGCGGTCACGAATAGGTCTTGGATTAAAGACATCAGGCCAAGTAGCCACTCCTGTAACTGTTTCGTAAAAAACCTTGGCAGTAGGAGTTAACCCAGCAGCAAGCTTATTAATAGGAGCCTTCCACATTTCCTCGAATTGTTCGCCAATTGTTTTACCTTGTACATAATCAGACATTGAATCGTGTAGACTCAACCACGATAATGCATCCGAGAACGCCCCAGAGAATCTCAGGCTAACTACTTCTCCATCTTGCCAGACATTAGGTAGCAAGATGTGCAACTGTCCTCTCTCAAATTCTGAAAGTTTTTCTTCTTCTTCTGGGAAGAATGTATGGTTCCATATACTAACTAAGGCTGTCATAGCTGCAAACTCTGTTATTTTAACACCACCATAAATCATTTTTTTTGCAGCTTTACCGGGAACCATTTTTGCTAATTTTTTTGAGACTGTCCCAGGATTTGTTTCTTTTACAGAGTTGGCAAGCAGACGTATGTATCGAGGAGTATTGATTTCTGTCCAAGACCAGAACGGCATCAGATGTTCACGAATGAACTGTCCTGCATGAGAGATGTTCCCATAATCTCCGATTAACTCTCTGGTTAGTTTTGCAGCCCTGTCACCATCATCTTTTATTTGGTCTATCTCATATGATTTAGAAGCAGCATATATTTTGTCACTGGGATTCTTAGCAATCTTTTTCTTGAAATATCTAAAAGCTGCCAGACGTAGGATATTTTCACGCAGTGTTGTATATTCTTTCACAGTTTTCCAATAGCCTTTTGCTAATTTCTTAGGCCCAGTCACTATATCGTCTGCTACAGCCTCAATTCCTTGAACCCATGTTTCATCCTTCATGTTCGAGGGTCTGCCGTTAAAGAGCTTGTCATACATTCTGGAAAAATCATCCACCTCTGTAATTGCAAAGCCAGAGTCAACTACCCCCTTCTTCCTTGCATCAGCCATTTCTTCTTTTAATTCCTTACTTAATTTATGTTTCTTCAGATCATGGAATAAGTCTTTTGCCGCCTGTTTTGTTTCTCCTAAAATTCTAATATCATAAGCAACAGCAATATCAATATCACCCGAAGAGTTATTTAAATTGTATTTTATAAATCTCTCAGGATTTAAAAGCACCCATTTCTTCCACGTTTGCAGAGTCCATGCAGAAACTGCGGCTATACCCTCATTAGGCTTCCTGCTGTTGTTCAAAGTTTTGGCAAGTTCTTTAGGGATGATCCACTTCTCATCCTCCCCCTTTATCATTGCCTCGCCAACGTCACTTTCTGTAACTTCAACACCTTTAGTCCTGTCCTGTTGGGTACGCTTCGGAAGCTCTTCGCCTTTTTCAAGGGCTTCTTTATTTTCCTTTATCTTGCGATCAGTTGACTCTACCTGTTCCAAGACCTCCTGTGCTACCTTGTCATTTAAGGTATAAGTATGGAACCAGACAGAATCAGGGTTAGGTTTCCAGATTGTGTAATCTTTCCAATCTTCAGAGTTCCGTAGCAAATCCTCTACTGTTGTTTCCTCTTCTTTTGCCTGTGCCTCTATTTCAGTAAACTTATTTTCTTCTACCTCAATTTTGTCGAGCAGTTTTTTAGTTTCAAGCTGACTACGCATGATTGACATGACAGCAAATTCAGAATCAAGATACGATGTATTATAGTCTTTTATACTGCCAGTTCGAGCTTTCTGCCAGCCCTGTTTCTTTGTACGTACCCCAGCCTTCTGGGCATTCACATTAAAGTCACCCTTGAACTTGTCCTCCATTTCCATAAACTGGATGACTTGGTG